ATTCCCGGAAGAGTGCCAATAATACACGGATGCTGTCTGTGACGATCCATCCAAAAGCCTACAACAAAAGACCCTACTTCCAGACCTACCGTTTCACCGATATCGAAAACATCTGCACCTGTATTTGGCATAAGAACTACTGCAAGGGGAAGATCCGATATAGGAGCAGCTTCGTCATGCATTCCTACAATACGGATAGCCACTCTTAAGAGTGTGTCAGCCTTTCTGTTCTTTTCGGCCAGATGAACTTCATCAACATAGGCATAAAACCATGTGAATTTGTTTCCGTAAAAATCACTTTCGTAGCCATTTAAATTAGTGTCCGTCATGCTCTTTTTCCATCTAGTCCTAATTCAAACTGCGAATATACCTCTCCATTCGTAGATACACTGTGCCTTGCAGCCAAAACCAAATACTTTCCGGTAACTTCAGGATCTAAGGTTTTTTGAGGATCTTTGTCATTGATAGGATAGTCAATCTCGATAACATCTCCGGGATTTACGTCCGTGCATCCGTAAGAACTCATTGTAATTCTTTTGTTAATGAAACCTGCAGCAGAGGTTTTTGGCTTCAAATAAGCTTCCTCTAAATTAGGATTAACATAGTAAGATTCATCACCGCATCTTGGGTCATAAATGGTTCTAGTTTCTCTTGGAGAAGCCATTGCCTTACATGCTGAATTAACCTCTGGATGTTGAGGAGAACCCATAGTAACAGGCTGAGACTTATCTTTAGTAAAAGTGCAAATTTTATTTGTGTAGTCTATATCAACGTATTCTCTGCTAACATATCCTTGTTGAACATCATCATGAACGTTAAAGGCAGAATCTTGGCTGAATACTAATATTCTGCAAACCTTAGCACCTGAAACATACTGTTTATTAATTGTGTGTGCTTCTTGCTCACCCATATTACTTTCTGTCATCAAAAATTTTCGTATTGGTCCTGCCGATGCCATTTTACTTACTTCGTCAAGACAAAACTTTGGCTTTCCGTCAATGAATTTTTGAAAAAGAACAAACATATTTTTACCAGAACCCGCTGCCCTCTCAAGAAGAAAGCCGATAGCTTGCATGGGTGTTTGACGGGGTATGTCTATGTTTACTGCAGGAGAAGAAGAGACATTTACTTGTAAAGAGCCTTTAAGATATTTGTTAAAAACAAATTTTACAATATTTGTGATAGTTTGTGGGTTGTGTCTGAATATCCATTCCTGAACTTTTTGTGATGCATTGTTTAGGTGTTCCGCAGTCATACCAATAAACTCAACACCCAGAGATTTACGACCACTAATCATCTTTGTCGTCATGCTGTTGATGTGAAATGTTCCAGAAATAGTCTGTCCAGCACCATCAGTAATACTAATCAAAAGAGATTTATCGCCATTTACAGCGCCTCTCCGAAGTATAGAGTCTTCATCTGATATAGTGCATGAAATTGACATGAAAGGATGGTCAATGGAAGAATAAATGCTACACATTACAACGTAAGGAGTAATATCAAACTTTCCACCACCACCAAAAAGATTAACGATCTCAACCTTAAAAAGTTTTTGACCCTTTGCTGGCTCCAAGTAATTAACCATTAAACAGTCTCTCCATCTCTATCTTTATCTGAGGTAAAAATGAAGGATCAATAAGCTTTATATTTCTTAGGTTGTCGTTTCTTTCTTCATGATAATCAAAAGCTGTTACTGGCTCCCAGCCTGTACGATCAACAGCAATCGTAGCATCTACAAAATCAGAATTTGCATATCTGTTGTATGTGTCTTCATTAATTGTAAATCCATACTTAGGATTTTTGTAATGCAAGACAGTTTCTTTTGCTGCAGGAATAGAGCCATACTTCTGTACGTAAAAATCAGTCAGTTGTTTATATGACTTGGGCCATTCGTTGTGGACATCTACAATCTGATTAGAGAGCAAAACAAGCCAAGAATAGAAAACACTGTCATAAAAAATAAAAGAGATCTCTTCAGGCGTTTCGTTGTCCTCAACTGTGTATTTGAAAAATGCACTTGGATTGTTGAATGCATCTTTTACGATTTTCGAAGAAACCATTAAGTTTCTCGAAAGCTTTCCGTTATATTCGATTATGGGTAAGTTTTTAAAGAGACCTTTTGCCATTATGCAAATCCACTTCTTCTTCTTCGGTAGTCTTCTCTAACTCTACTCGTAATTTCCATAAGCGTTAGTGAAAGTGCAATCGACGTAGGAGCACCCGATTTAAAAAAGAAAGGAGAACCAGAGGCAGAATAATCGACTGTGACATCTGTGACCACACTCTCAAAAACCGGGAAAATTATAAGACCGTTTGGCGCTCTTACATCAAATCTTGGAAATACTGCAGGATACCTGACAATATTCATGTAAGGATCGATCAGTTCTGGATGGCTGCTTTCTTTCAGTAATTGAATGACTCTAAAAATAGAACGTGTCCCTGCTTCAGAATCAGCGTAAAGCTTCCAACTAAAATTAAACGTTCTAGGAGAGACACCAGCAAATTGTTGAACTTGGCTGTTGTTAAATGCCTTGTTGAAAGAAGTAATTCCTTGCATGTTAGTAAGAGCAGCAAAAAGATTTGCCGTCTTTGTTGGATCTGAGTAGAAATTTTTTATTTCTTTGAATCTAGAATTTAAAGTTTGGATTACACCATCTTCACCCGCTGGCATGATCCCCAAAGCAGCGCCAACAGAGTTCAAGATAGTGTTCATAATAGCGTTACCGCCACCTTGATCCTTACTCTCGTAGGCAATGTTCATATTTTCTTGGAGGTTATCAGGTGTTGGTAACGCTATAGTAGCTACTGATGCAGCAACAGACCCACTCTTAGCTCTTCCTCCTGCCCCAGAAGACCCAAATCCAGTTCCTCGGAGAAGTGGACTATCCAGTCTTCTTGCTCCAGTCGAAAGCTCTTGAACTTCACCTTGAGGGAATGAAGGAGGATCGTTCGACCTATTTGTTGCAAAATTATTGTCTGCCGATCTTTCCTGAAGTCTTTTTAGATATTGTTCAGTTGTCGAATTCTGCTCATCGAAATCTGCTTCGTAGAGGCGCTGTATAGACATAATACAGTCACCCTTTATTCCTATGGTCTCGGCTCTGTTGACAAGATTTCTAGCATCAATAATTTCTGGCTTTCTTCTCTTGTCACTTCTTTCCTTTTTTTCTTGGATAGCATCAAGTACATTGTTACCGCCATTACGATTTTCTGAAGTGGCTCTTGACACGACAGTACCAGTAGCCGTTGTTCTAAAAGTTGACCCTGATCCTGATTGTGCAAGACTAGAAGAAATAAGTTCGGTCATTTATTTTCTTTCTAAATATTAGTATGGCTGCTAAAAAAGGTTCTTTTAAACCAAAAAATTATCAAAAGTATAAAGGCGATCCAACTAAGATTATTTATAGGAGTAGTTGGGAACGTATGTTCATGGGTTATCTAGATAATAACCCAAATGTTATTGAATGGTCGTCTGAAGAATTCTTCATACCTTACAAAAGTCCTGTTGATGGAAAAATAAGAAGATATTTTCCTGACTTCTATGTGAAAAAGAAAAACAAACAAGGTGGCGTCGATGTTTTGGTCATAGAAATAAAACCAAAATATCAGACAGAAAAACCGGAAAAGGCCAAAAAAGTTACTAAACAATATGTAAATAAAGTTAAAACATATGCTATCAACGAATCTAAATGGAAGGCTGCTGAAAGCTTCTGTAAAGATAGGAAGTGGCAGTTTCAAATTTTAACTGAGAACGAATTAGGGCTTTAAATGGCGATAACTTTAAATTCCTTTAGGGAAACCGTAGAAAAAGTCATAGGAAAAAGACCTAAAGACGTTTTTCACTCCATCCTTCAAGAAGGACTAGAGCAAGAAATTATTCCAGTGAGAACAAAGAAGGCAAGGCAATATTACCGTGGCTTCGGGGCTATGTCATTAGAAAGTTCTAAAGAAACAATTTTCAAAAATAGAGATAGAATTGCAAAACTTCCATCTATCGGAAGAATGTATTTCTTTCAGTATTTCCCAAAGATGGCTAACGAACTTCCTTACCATGACAGATTGCCAATGATTTTTCCGATAGACACCATAAATAATGGAATAATGGGCATCAACCTACACTATTTGCCTCTCCAGCCGAGAGCAGCTTTGATGGATGCACTTTATACCTTGGCTAGTGACAATACATATGATGATAAAACAAGGTTAAGAATAAGCTATCAGATTCTGAAGGTTGCCTCGAAATTTAGTATGTTCAGACCGTGTATAAAAAAGTATTTGTTTAACCATCTTCAGTCTCCACTATTCGAAGTTAAATCTTACGAATGGGATATTGCCTTATTTTTACCTGTTGAAATGTTTGCTGTTGGTAGTGCTTCACCAAATCCGGGTATTACCGGATTAGCTCAAAAAGAATCTTTGGACAGGATATAAAATGGGTTTCAGTATAGAAGAATTTAAAGGTAGATTCAAAAGAGACTTTGCTAAATCTGCTCTGTTTGAAGTATTTTTTTCCGTTTTCCCAGATCTAAGATTTCAAGCATCGGCTACTTCCCTACCCGGATCAAGTGTTCTGACTGACACATTTAGTAGTGGCCCTTACAGACCTATCGAAAGAGCGGTTTCGAGAGGATATACTGGTGTTGGCATCACGTTCATGTTGGACAACGAAGGACGCTGCTTGTCGGCACTCAATCAAATGATGGATAGTGTTGTCGATCCAAACGGATTTGTCGGATACCCGAGTCAGTATGAATCCGCTGTTTCTATCATTCACTACAACCAAACAGGAAAAGTTGTCACTCGATACACATTGCATGATGCATTTGTAGCCTCTATCTCTGACGTAACGCTGGATTGGAGCAACGGAGATGGAATAGCAACAGTTGCATGTGTAATGAAATACAGATCTTACTCTATGAGTGCCTTTGGTGGCGACATTAGACCTAAAGCATCATTTGGTGAGAGTGGATACGTAGATAAAGTCGAAATGCCCGATAGAGCGCCTATCATAACCGAAAGACCTAAAATTGGAACCATAAATTCTGGACCCCAAATTGATTAAAGGATGAAAAATGTTACCAAAAATTCAGAGTGCTGTTTTTAAGACAAAAATTCCGTCTTTGGACAGAGAGATTTTAATGAGACCATTTTTGGTTAAAGAAGAAAAAATTCTTTTGATGGCAAAACAGTCTGGAGAAAAAGATCAAATCTTTCTTTCTATCAAACAGGTCATTCAAAATTGTATTATTGATGAATCTGTAAACATTAGCAATCTTCCATATTACGATATAGAGTACCTTTTTATTCAGTTACGTATTAACTCGGTTGGCGAATTCATCGAAATTGAAATCACAGACCCAGAAACTGAAGAAAGAAAAAAGGCTACAGTCAACCTAAGTGACGTAAACGTTGTTAGAAATAACACTTCTAACAAGATCATCCTAAACGACACGACTGCTCTAATCATGAAGCATCCCTCTTTAGATGAGATTGCCAAGGTATCGACAGAAAATGAACTTGAAGCATTTTTCGATACTTTAAAATATTCTGTCAAATCAGTATTCCATGAAGACCAGTCTTATGAATTTGTTTCATACTCTGATGAGGAGAAAGACGAATTCATCGAATCCCTGAGCTTGGCAAATATCGAACTGTGTAAAGATTTTATTGCTTCGATGCCTTCTGTTGAAGTCGAAGCTAAATGGACAGAAGGCAAAAAAGATAAATCTATGACGTTGAAGGGGATCAACAATTTTTTTTAATACTGTTGGGCCATAACAACCTTAAAAATTACTTCAAGCTAATTTTTAATATGGCTCAACATCATGGCTATAGCATTTCTGATCTTGAGAACATGGTCCCTTTTGAACTTGAATTATATTCGTCAATGCTAATTGATTACTTAGAACAAAAGAAACAAGAACAAGAGATGGCTAGAAGATAATGGGAGATATTAGATTTCCGGGATTAAAGATAACAAGTAGGTATAAACCTTACGGAGAAAAAAATCCCGAAAACGGAATTGCATACTATAATACGAAAGCTACTGAAAAAAATAAACCTATCAGTGCATTGGTAATTCATCATACTTCTGGTGGATCTATGGAAGGTGCTATTTCTTGGTCATTTGGTGGGTCATCAAATGAAAGAGGGTTTCATACAGGATATCACTTCATCGTAGATAAAGATGGTAGTATTGCTCAAGTTGCTCCCGAAAATGCCAGAACATACCATACTCAATCTTATGCAGGACCACCTTTCAACAATGAACAATCTATTGGTATCAGTTTTGTTGGATCAGGAATTCCTGAACCACAAGGAGAAATGCGTGAGGCAGGCATAAAACTTATTGCTGGCTTGATGAAAAAATATAATTTGACGCCGAACCAAGTAAAAGGTCACGCTGAGACTGCAAAACCGGGCGTTAAAGCAGCCCATGAAGGAATGTGGATTCATAATGCCATAAAAAATGGTGAACTTGATCAATACGCCAAAGGTCTCGATAATTACCAATATCATGGTAGTGGATATTTCAATAGAGGTAGATTTGCAAAACAAATTGCAGATGACAGCAAACTCAAGCAAGAATTAATTAACCTCACTTATGCTGAAGTTGGTGGCATTAACATAGATGCTCAAACAGCATTTATCGAAACAGTTTTCAATAGAGCTAATGCTCATGGGACTAATAATATAAAAGATATGTTAATTCCCGGCTATTATCAGCCAATGAAAGATACAGCAAAATACAATATGAAAAAAGAGGTATTAAGAAAAAATCCTCAATACAAGAAAAATATCGAAAAAGCCTTAGAAAATGCTTTATCTGGCTCCAACGTAAGCAATTTTTCGACCCACAATGCCTCCGGAGAAACTGCAAAGGAAGCCGAAAAGCTAGGTGACGTAAGACTCAACATCAAATATACAACGACTGGAGGAACGCCATCCCAAAATCTTAAAGCAGGTGATTCAGACGTAGAAACATTTTATACTAAAACTAAGGATACTACAGAAGCTAGAGCAAAACATTACGATTTAATTGATAAAGAAAAAGCTTGGCTAAATTCTGTTGGTGGAGGAGGTTCCGGTGCAACTCCGGGTAGCTTTCGAGGAGCAGGAACTGGAACAGGAACCGGAGCAGTATTGGGAGAAGGAGGATTACTTGGAGGATTATTCAGTTCAGGAGGTTTATTCGGATCCCAAGGAGGTTTGGGTGCTCTCGCTGGTTCACTCATCGGCTCTGGTGCCATACCTACCAGCAGCATTTCTTCTGCTATCTCTAGTTCTCTTCCTTCTTCTCTTGCAAGCCTACCATCAGCTTCTACAATCTCATCAGGTCTTGCTCAATCTATTCAATCCGGTCAAGGATTTACGCCGTTTACTTCGGCTGTTCAATCGATTGCTTCGGCAGATACGCCAGTAGGAAGACTTTCTGCTATTGGTGACGTAGCTACTGAGTATGAAGCTGAGATTAAAGCTCTCGTTCCATCATTGTCTGACATGGACTTTAAGTCAATTATTCCAGCTAT